GTTCTTAGGCATGGCAGCTAACAGTTCTTTATATTTAGCAGCATCTATATCTTCATAGGGCGCTTGTTGGTACACATGGTCACTGTAAGGCAGCAGACTAATGCCACTACACAAATCAAAGTTGTTCCAGATCCATTGAGCTACTTCCAAGAACTCATCGTCAGTGTAGTAGACCGTGATACTTGGTTTATGTTCACACCAATGGTTCTGGTAAGTCTTCCAAAGCTCTAGCTGCTGCATAGCTCCTACTTCTGAAACGGTCACTGCATTCTTTGGAGCTTTCACCGGAAAGCTAAACACCAAAGAAGCCTTGCTCATAATATCTTGTTCAACAGGGAAGCCGACTTCGGACATAAAGTTCGCAAGCGGGTCTTTCTTGTCTGAACGAACTCGTCGAATGTAATGTTTAGAAAAACGGGGATGGATGCCAGAAGCAGAATCAACAAGCTGAGAAACAGTGCCACTTGGTTTAACACATGTAATAGCAGCAGACTGATTAATTCCAAGCTTAAAAGCCCACGCTTTATTTGTTTTGATAGCCACATCTTTTATACTCCCCAACCATTTCTCTAGCTCTTTAGGGTCTGAGCCGCTAAGAATTTTATGATCCATGATGCCTGTCATGCTTACACCTAACAGTGCTTCCTCTTCAGTGTTACGTTTCCACACGTTTCGCAGATACCTAAAGTCCGTAAGCGTTGCTTGAAGCGTACCTATAATAGCAGCCACTTCTGCCTTTTGAGTTAAGGAAGCTAAGTCATCACTAGACCTAACAACAATCTCTGACAGATTACAGAACTGATTAGACCGCAAGATAATCTCAGAGCATGGGTTAGTCCCAAACTCATGTTCAGGGTCACGCCTTCCATTCCTACCCGCTATATTCTTAGCAGCTACACGACTAAAGATACCACGCTCACCAGCCTTAGACTCATACATGTTACCCATCTCAGTTAAGAAGGCTTCAAAGTCTGGCTTCTCAGTGTACGCTACGCTGTTGTTAGCTAACCTCCTCTGCCCCTCTGTGTCCCACCAGTTACCGTTCTTAGCCTTAGCCATGCGTTGATCGGATAGGTTAGAGAGACTGATCAGTGCTGAACGTCTAACGCCTCCTACTACTACGATGTCTGCAATCTTACAGCAAACATCATGGCACTCTAAGGACGTTAGCTTGCGCCCTGCGGCCTTCTGGAAAATGCCAACACAAAAGTTAAATAGATCTACTAACGGCTCTGGGCCTGAAGCTCTGCCGCCAAAGACCTTGAGTCTTGCACCGGCTAGTCTAACCTTAGACATGTCCCAGTTTGGAATCTTACCGGCATACAACATAGCGATAAGCTCTCTGAATGCAGAGGCCCATCCTATCTTACTGTCGCTAACTACTATGGTGCTATCAGTCTTATGGAAAGTCTCAGCTATCTCAGGGAGTTTGTTAATGAAGTTACGCTCTACGCTAAAGCCTACGCCTGTGCCACACATTAACACGTACATCAACTCATCAAAGCTGCGCGGAGAATCTATATGCAAGTAACTACAGTTGAATCCTGCTACATTATCTTTGTCTAGAGCCTCTCCTGCTGTCATCATGCAGCGCATAGAGGGCATAACATCTAGGTTATGTATGTGTTTGTACAAAAGATCGGCTGTCTTACTATCTATTTGTTTCCGGTTAACCCAGAAATCTACATACCTTTGTACTGTTTCTTCCCATGTTTCTCGACGCTTCTCTGTCGGAAGCCAACGGGCATAGCGGCTCTTGTGTATAAACTGTTGGTACTGATCCATTAGTTGTGTTCCTTTTCAAGTTGTTTCTCTAAGTTTGCCATAGCTCTCCACGCGACTTGTTCCCAATCCTTATCAATCACATGCCGCATCATTGCGTCTAGCTCATCACCTGACAAAGCACGATTCCAATGTAAAGTTTCTTCTGTCTGACCGTGTTGGATGCCTCCGTTTAAACTAACTTTAGATACTGCGGCGATTGCTCTAGGGAAATAGTTTATAAACCCTGTATATACGGGGATAGCTTTACGCTCTACTGAATCGCTTGGCAGTATTTTAGTTTCTTTAGGCTTCTGTTTCACATACAACATACCCGGAAGAGGTAACTGGTTGTTCCACTCCGTTGGTGTTATGTCATTTATCTTCTTGATCATCACTAGCTCCGCGCTTATAGGCTTTTCGTTTAGTTGTTTTAAATCTAGGTGCGACTTTAGCTTTTTTAGATTTCTTTTTTCTTTCAAAGCGGTCACGCCTCTCGTCTTTATGATTGAAGTCAGTCAAAGCTTTCTCTCTTTTTAGCATTGATCCAAGAGTCTGGAATACTATCTTCACTATACCATCTAAAGTTATTAGCACTCGCCCACTCACCGTGGCTTCTTTTGGTTCCATCTTTCCTGCGTTTTGCTTGAGGCATTGGGGCGCTAGGGTTAGCAAAAAGAAACACTAACTCTGTGTCAGCCGGAAGAACCTTAGCTACCCAGATGTATTTGCTGAACTCAGCGTAGTCCCAGAAGCGCCCCTTAGCTTCAAGCAATATCTTCTTGCCTTCTATCTCTTTAATAAAGTCTGGCTCGTACTTATGCTCAACAACGTAAGGAACTTTATCTGTATGGAAAGACCAGTTGTCTAGGATGCCAGTGTGTAGTTCATACTCCCAGTTAGAATCGTAACCTTTAATAGGATTCTTTTCTTTAGGGCGAGGAACTCTCTTCTTCCGGTATCCTTTTCTAACAGGTTTCAATGTACTAACGCCTGTCTTCTTTCAAGCTCTGCGTCTACTAAGAGTCGCAGGTCTTGTAAGAAGCCTGTCTCGATATCGCACACAGTACTATCAGAGTTATGTAAGTAGCTACCAACAGCAATTATCATGTTCTCTATACTCACCCCTGAAATCGGTTCGCTTGCCATTTAATTAACTCCAAGTCTATGCTTTCTATTCTTAAATCTGGATCAATCTTTAGTATCTGTTTAATCTTTTTAGCGATCCACTTAGGATGATAAGCGTTGAGCCTCATGCGTCCGTTAAGGAACACATGGGTCTGCTCTGGCATGTGGGACATATAGTTATTAACATTGATCTTAGCCGCTTCTTCTTCATCCAACAGAGAATGAAGCCAGCTAACTAACAAGGTCTTAGCGTGTCTCTTGATACGCTTAGCTTTAACTGCTCTCATAGATACTCCTCGACTTTAGGTGCGACCACAACCTCTGTAAGATAGGTCATGCCGTTAGCGTATTTAAAAGACCTTAGACCCTTACCATCATTAGAATCTTTGTAGCAGTCATGCTTGTAGCTGCACCAAGTACAGCCTTTAGCCAGCTTCATGTTGCCTTTCTTACCATCAGGTACTTGAGGGTAACAGAAATCTGGCTTAGTTTCAAGGTCTAGGGCTACTAAAAGATTAGTTATTTTACTTTTAATGTTAGGTTTATCTAGGTCATCAGGCACATACATGCATAGCTCACCGCTCTCTTTGTTGAGAACCAAGAAGCCTCCGTTCTCTGTGCCTTCAGCAGACTCGTAGGCCGCAAGCTGTCCTAAGTATCCAAACGGATCGTCTTCAGCTAAGCGTCCGTCCCTGAACTTATTGAACGCAAAGCGCGAGGCAGTCTTAACGTCCACTACTTCGCCATCTATCTTGCAGTCCATGTGTCCGGTGATGCCCTCGACTACTACTTCTTTCTGCTCATCGGTTACCGTATGCTCTGTCATACGAACTAGCATAAGAACTATCTCTTCAAGGAGATGCCCGTAAAGGAATTTAATTTGAGTAGCTCCGTCTACTGTGCCTCTACCAATGTCATCTCTTTTCTCGTACCACAACTGACGGTCAGGCTTACCTACGTTAGACATGCGAACCGTGAAGTTGTTGTTTCTTTTTTCCGGCCTAGCCCAAGCAAGTAAGCAAGCCCTAACTGCCTCTACAGTCTCATCTATCTCTTCATCAGAGATAGGTAGAGGTGTGCCGTTTGAAAGAAGTTCTAGGTGCTTATAAATATCAGGTACTAATGTCGATAGACTCATGCCGTTCACCTTTGATGGATTGTATATGTTTTTTTAACTGTTCAGCGGTAGCTTTAAACCACTCTCCTTTTCTTGGAATCTCTAAAGATAAAAGAAGATTATGTGTTTCTGTTTCTGCGCTTCTTCTATCGTTAAAATGCTTACAGTATTCTAGCTTATAATCTCTAAAGGGGGAAGAGGTTTGAAAGGATGCACATCTATCCCAAGCATCCACCGCCATCCCAACTTTATGCCATCCTTCCCACGCAGGATTAGAAATAATAT